ACCTCAACCCACTTAGGTATCTTGCCTTGCTTCGTTAGAGTGACATCATAGACATCCGCATAGACCTCTTTGAAACTTCCCAACTTGCCTTTGATTATTCCATCCACGAATGCCCTCTGCTTGATGGTGAGATCAGCTTCTTTTTTGACCAGTTTAAGATCAGGTTTTTCGTTCTGAGTTTTGTCTTTATCCATGCACAATATTATCTACCAGTAAGCAGAGATTCGTAATGCTCACATACTGCTATCTCTTATGATTAGATCGATGATGATTTAAATGGTGCAATTTATTACCAGTAATATATACTTCGTACATAGCCCAAACGGATTATGGCTCTAAAAGGTTCGCTACCCACCTATGAAGGTTCTGAAAAGAGTAAGGGTAAAGGTTCTAGAAGCGTTAGAGAGAGATAACCATTAAGTGAGACTCTAACGATATCCTACCTTCTGAAAGTGGCTAGTGTGAGAGAGGTTTTCCAAGACTCATAAATTCCAAGGGGAATAAATTGCATCGACCTGATTAGTTTCAGGTTCGAGTGAAAGATTAAAGAGATGCAATTTTGAAACCTTGGAGACAGTCCTCCAACTGTCCTCGAATTAACGAGCTGAATGAGAATCCTATTATGGGGTTCAAGAAACATACTTGGAGGTATGAATTATGATGATAGAAGGCAAAGTAAAAATGACTGACCTAGGCGAGATCAGAGACTCATGGAATCTAACAGCATTGAGCAAAGTTAAAGAGGGAGACTTCTTCAGACTTAGCGAGAATGGTGCTGTTTATATTCGTGAAGATTATGAGCGAAGCCTTGGAAGGTATCGAGTCACTAAAGCTGAGAACATGAATGCTGAGACCTTTAAAAAAGGAAGCGTGATTGTTCAAACTGGATTCGATTATTAATCTTAATCAGGGGGGGAGAAATCCCCTCCTCTGTATCAGGAATTAACCTGACTGAAGAGCATCCCTTAATTGGGATATGCGAAACAGAAATTTATTAATTACTTGGAGGTAATTATTATGAAAAACTATAAAGAAATCTTTATTTCACCTAGCAAGGATGGAGTAGGAATTGAATGTTTAGCTGATGGGGAAACTCATTACTTGGGAAATTTTCCAACACTTATTTGTTCTTGGTTGCAAGACCATGGCGTTGAGACAGCAAGTCATTCTTCTTGTATGGAATTTGCAACTGAGTGTGGATTCAAAAATGATCACGATGCTTTGGAACTTTGGAACGAAGCATGGGATAGATATGAGAATAAATATAAATTATCAGCAAAAGAAAATAACTATTCTGCTGTTGAACAATTTAGCCAATTGCAAAAATATTACTCACCTTATGCGGTGAGTTAAACCAACTGAAGATGACCTTTGAGATAAGGTCGAAACTTTAAACCAGTAAGCAGAAATGCTCTGACCCTTTCGAGGGAGTCTTGGTGTTGAGTGGTAGGTAAAATATTTTATTTACCAGTCAACAAAATTAATTTTCATATCAAAAAGATGGAGGTCTTATTATGAAAACGAGTATAGCTATGCTGATGATGAAATCAGTATTAAAGGGTCTCAATACACCATTCCTTTTAGGAGGAACAGGTATTGGGAAATCTGCAATTGTTAGATCACTGGCTGAAGATTTAGCTGATGATCGCAAATTGGTCGAAGATAAAATTAATCCAAAAGAGAATGAGTTTGGATTCATGGATTTTCGACTAAGCCTTTATGAGTCGCATGACTTATCAGGGTTGCCATTTATCGAAGCGAAGAAACAGAAGAGAGCCTTTTTAGGTAATCTTCCTGAGAGTGGCGAGGGCATATTATTCTTAGATGAGTATGCACAATGTCACCCATCACTTCAGGCGATATGTGGGCAATTGCTGTATGAGAAAAAGATAGGCGAGTATCACCTTCCAAAAGGTTGGCAGATAATCGTTGCGGGAAACAGATCAACTGATCGTGCGGGAAGTAACAAACTTCCTAGTCATGTTGTTGGTCGATGCACGATGATTAATGTTGAATCCAATGTTAATGATTGGCTATCGTGGGCGGTGAAAAATGATGTGCATCCTGATGTTTTGGGATTCATTAATTTCATGCCTGATTATCTCGATGACTTTGATTCCAAAGTCTTAACTCCTCAACCAAGTCCAAGAGCATGGACAAGGTTGAGTGATACTTTAAATGTTGAGCCACCTGAAGATATTGTTCAGGAAATCGCTAATGGCGATGTTGGTGAAACTGCGAGTATCGAATTTATGTCTTTTCGATCTTTAGCGAAGGATGTGCTACCAAGCATTCCTTTAATATTGAAAGGTAAAGATGTGGATATTCCTGATTCGATGGGTCTGCAATATGCGACCTGTGTTTCATTGATGAGTGCCATCAAGCAATGCAAAGATAATGTGTTGGATGACTGGTTCTCGAATGCTGTTGATTATGTTGAGAAACTTCCTACCCCTGAGTTTGGAATTTTCTTTGTGAAGTCGATGGTAGGTTCTAGACCTGATGTTGTTGAGTCCGCTAGATATGGCGAATTCAAAATCAAGCATCAAGACTTAGAGGTCTAGATATTGGAGAGGGCAGAATTTATATGACTAGTAAAATATATTTTCTGCTCTGCTGTCGTGAGATGTTTTTTCTCACCTGATGAGATCATTAAGATCGAAACAGCAATTTTCTTAAATTAGATGGAGGTCTATTATGAAAAATGATGATAAAAAACTAAGTGCAACTTTGTACAAAACTGCTACTTTGGTTCGCCTAACAGCGAAGCATCCCAGTGGCATCAAAGTAAACAAAGCACTTAGAAAAAAAGTGGCTGAAGAGCATGGGTTAGCTGATGAGAAATTAGTTAATCCTCAACTTCATGTCTTTGGCGAAGATATTAATAAATACTTTCGCTCAATCCTGAATGGAATCAAGAATGATTTCTATTACAGGTTGACTCTTCCTTGGAGTGATAATTCTAGGGATAGCGAAGGCAATTCTGCGAGTGGTTGGAGATTATGTCCAAACACTAATCTTGAACAGCTTCAATCTGAAATAGATAAAGCGAAGCAAGTGTGGGATAAAGAGGTTGATGCTTTTCTTAAAAGCTATCCTAAAATGTATGAGAGTGCTGAGAGAAATCTCGGTGATCTATTCAGTGCATGGAACATTCCTTTAGTAGAGGAAATTGAGAGAAAATTCAGATTTGAATTTGAAATCACTGGTGTTCCAACTTGGAATAGTAATGACATACGATTGGGAGTTTCTGAGAAACTTGCCAAAAGGATAGAGCAACAAGCTATCTCTCGAGCAGAAAATAATATCAAAGAAGTGGTCGATCAATGTATCGGAAACATCGTTGATAATGTTAATGATCTAGCAGATAAATTGGCTAACTATGACCCTAAAGACAAGCAAAAAGGTTTTTGGAATAAGTCTAGCTTCGACAAGTTAGAAACTTATCCTGAGCAACTGGAAGTTTGGAACAGGGATGTATTAGGCAATAGTGAATTGGTTGATGACTCTCGTCAAAAACTGGTCACTCTTAATGCTCGAATTAATGGTTTGAATGGCGGCATTGATTCCTTAAAAGATGACGATGACATTGCTGAAAAGCAACGAAAAGATATCTCGAAAGAAATGAAAGAGTCTGTTGAATCTATCTCTGTTGATGACCTACTGGGTCAAATTTATGGAGGTGGTAAAAATGACTGATGCTCTCAACAAAATCATTAAGGCTAGATCAAAACTAATGAAGGGTAATGTGGGGATGGCTTCCATCCTCCTTCATCTCGAATTGGTCGAGGTCGATGCTTCTCGATGCGACACGATGGCAACTGATGGCAAAGTGATTTATTACTTTCCTGAATTTGTGATGGGTTGCACTGAAGAAGAGTTACAAGGCGTTCTCAAGCATGAAGCACTTCATGTAGTTTATGAGCATATGATCAGACGAGGGATAAGACATCCCAAAGTTTGGAACATAGCTTGTGACTATGTGATCAATGCTTATCTTGTTTATGATCTTGGAGATACACTTCCTGATGGAGGTTGTCTCGATAGAAAATATCATCGCATGACTGCTGAAAAGGTTTATCAAATTTTGTTTAAAGATGAGGATGCATTGCAAGATGCTATCGATCAGATTAAGCAACAAAAACCTGAAGGCGATAATTCTGAAGAAGAGCAAGATGCTCAGACTCAGGGTCAAGGCGGTGACGAAGAAGCTGACGAAACTTCTGAGACTGGTCAAGGAAATATTTCTGACGATCAGACTGGCGAAGATGGTGAGTCGAATGGCGAAGGAACTGGTGATGACACTGGTCAATCATTGTTCGATTCAATCCCATCTGCGATTGGTGAAGTTTGGGATGCAACAACTGAAGATGGTGAGCCAATGAATGAAGCAGAGATGCAAGAACTCAAGGGCGAAATTCAACGAGCGGTTTCAATGGCTGACAAGCTACATGGAATGAGCAGTGAAGGAACATCTTCAGGGCGTGGAATGGCTGAGTCGAATCAAGATGTTTCTGTTGACTGGAAAGAAGAATTACAAAATCTTTTACAGTCTACTCAAAGCGATGACCCTTCGTGGTCAAGACTTCATAGAAACCATTCTTGGAGGGGTATCAATTTACCTAGCAAGGTTCGTTCACCTCAAGGTGGCGAGTTAGCTATTGCGATTGACACTTCAGCTTCAGTTTCTCAGCACGAACTTAATGTGTTCGCTACTGAGATTCAGGCGATGGCTGTAGATTGTGGTCTTGATAAGATCAGGGTTTGCTACTGCGATACTGTTGTTCGTAAGAATCAACAAGGCGAGTGGTGGGATATCTATGAACTCGATCAAGGCGATGATCTTGAATTGACTGTTAGAGGTGGGGGCGGAACTAGGTTCGAGCCACCCTTTAACTTGTTCAATGATCATTCAGATGATGTCGATGATGTTCAAGCATTTATCTACTTCACTGATGGCGAAGGTTATTGTGAGCCTGATGTTGAGCCTGATGTTCCAGTCTTTTGGTGTGTGACTTACAAGTCGCAATGGTCAGAAGAATTGCCATTTGGCGAAAAAATCTATGTAGACACTTCAAGTTTCTACTAGGATGCGATATGCGAGGAGGGGTTTCAGGGGTCACTAGACCCTTGACCCTTCCACGATTCGTTCACCAGTGCGATCTCATGAAGCCAATTTTGGCGATTTCTGTCGGAAAATGTATATTTTCCCTGATGAGACCTAAAAGGTCGAAACAGAAACTTACTGACCTTGGAGGGTCAAAATTATGACAATATTAGAAACCTTAGAATTAGATTTGAGATCAAAACTTAAATCATATGTAGGTAAAAAAACTATGATCGATGAAGTGATTCCTCGTGACTTGGATGATCTATTTGAGATAGTGAAAGCTAACCCAAAAGAATTTCATTTTGTTGTTAAAGATATCAGGCAGAAGATTGCCTTAGTCTTGGAACATAAAATTGGAATGAGATAAACCAACTTGGTGCTGAGAAATATATTACTAGTAAATAATATTTTTCTTGGCACTCTGTTTTCTGATATCAAGATGTGAGTCTTGGCTGATGATTCCAAAAGGATGAAATCAGAAACTAACTATTCAAATATTACTTGGAGGTAAATTATGAATACAGAAATGGAAAAAGTCTTTTCAGAAATGGGAAGCAAATATGGGATTGATATGAAAGGTAAAACTCCTATTGGAGAATTGCCTAATATCATGAGCAAGGCTGACTGGTTGTTGGTCTCATGTTTTTTGAAATATCCTAATGGTGTTCCAAAAGATAAAAGTGAGAGCATGAATCGATATCGAGTCGAGGGCGAGGTAACTAATAGTAGAAACTTGCAAACAACTTGGTATGAAGTCGAGGTTAATGCTTGGAATGAAGATGATGCTGATGATTTGGCAAGAGATAAATTTCACAGGCAAGGTGCTGTTAGAGATGTGATCATCAATAGCATTGAGTGTATCGATGACGAGGTGCAATCATGAGTGCTAGTGATGAAAAAATGAAAAGGGTTTTTATAGATATGGCTACTAAGTCGGAAGCTATTGAAAATCTTTTAGTCGATTACAATTCTGATAATAAAAGAATTATCGATAAAGCTAAAAAACATCATGAAAATAGTGTTAGACCTTTGGTAGATGAATTTGCGATTGAAACAATTGCAATTGAAGTCGTTGATACTGGAGGGAATCATTTAATGATGTGCAATAGCACTCATTTATCTGATGCAACTATTCATAGCATTTTAAATGATGTTGAAATTGCTTTGCATAAAAGAGAGGTGCAATCATGAGTAAAGAAGAATATGTTTACGAGGTAAGTGATCGATCTTCTGATGTAAGATACTTTAAAATTGTATCTGACAAAAAGCTGACTGAAGAAGAAATTCATAATGCTATCTGTCTGCCTGATCTTAGAAAAGAGTGGGATTGTGTAAAAGAGGGTGGTATTACATCAACTTTTAAATACTCTGACTTTGGCGATGATAGTCAAATGGAAGTAGATAGTGGAGATATTGAAGAGGTGCAATCATGAGTGCCAGTATTCAGACGAAGCATCTAAAATCTTTTATCGCATGGTTGGAAACTTGCGATTATAGATATTCAATCTCATCTATGAGTGGAGGATTTGTTCATATCAAATTCTTTATTGATGAGGAGGAACTATCATGAATAGATTCTTAACCATCATTGCATCAATGGGTGCTGTTGCTTTTCTCTTCCTAGGTTTTACTTGGGGAGAGGGATTGCTTTCGCAAGAATGGATAGCTAGGGCAGATTACTTTGTGATCTTCTATAGTGGATTGGGAACAGCTTTTTGTTTATCAGTCCTGATCTTTTGCAGAGGTGAAGTATGAATGCTTTAACTACATATCATTTTCATCAATTCTTAGGTAGAGAAATAATAAGAACGCTTGGGCAAGATTTAACAAAAAAAGAAATGCTAGACATTATTGTTAATTGCACAGAGTTAGCTTTTAAATTTTCTAAGGAGGTTCAATAATAAATAAGGCGGTAGCTACTTTAATTAGTGGCTATCGCCTTTTTTTTTGGCTCAAAATAAGGTGTTTCAAGGGCATCAAGCGGCTGTGTTTTTCTACAGGGAGAAAAAATATTTACTGGTATATAGAATTTACTGGGGTTGTAGGAGGGGGGGGAAATAAAATTCCCCCTGCTAGAAAAAAAATATATTTGACTAGTATTCGGCTGTGGATAACCCTGTGGATAAACTGTTATTAAGTCTTGCAATATGCAATCATTCATGTATATTAAGAATCATAAGGTTGCTTAAAAACTGGATGAGCATCAAAGGAACAATCCAAATACAACGCCTTACCAATCACTTCATAAGAGTGAGACCTCCAAGTCTAATTAGTTAGATTTTTAAAGGGTAAGCAGAGATGTTTACCCTTTTTTTTTGGTAGTGAGTGATAGTCGATCGTATTAGTGTTTGTATTGGTGTTCGTGTTTGTATTACCAATAGCTGTGTTTTGTGTAGCAGTAGTTTTTGCGTGACTGGTAAATAATATTTATTTTTTTCTGGGCTGCGATTCATCGAGCTGTTTGCGTGTTCCACATAGAACAGCTTTCAATTTGATTGCATTTCACTTAGAATAAAGAATGTTTGCAGTAATTAGACACACTTATAAGTTAGATATTCCTGACCCAAGTAATCCCAACAGCACTAAGAGTAGTGCTAAGTGGGAGCATTTGGTTTGGCTTTATGAGACTGAATTAGAAGCCTTGGCTTTTGCCATTACTCTTCTTGATGACCCATTAATAACATCTAATTCTTGGCTTATTAAATCAGCGATTCATCAACTTGAACACGACAGATTTTACCAAGTAGGAAGAGAGAGTGTTGCCATTGCAGAAATACAAGATGCTCCAAAAATAATCTATCAAGAGGATATTGAACAAGCATTAGAAGAATTAATAACAGAGGAATTAAAAGATGAAGAGCCTATTCATTAGATGTTCAGAGGAAACTTATGAACTGGCACACGCTTTAGCCAAGAAAGAAAGCAGATCACTGAACAAACAAATCATTCATATGATACACAACGAAGCTGATTCTAAAGGTGTAAGTGTGGATAAAAAGGTAGAGCCTAAGATAGAAGAAACTGTACAGATTAGGACTGGTTTGTCAGGGATTGTCGGAACAAAGACACAGGGTTTTGTTGACTAACATACCAGTAATTTAACATTGCATCAGCACACTGCTGAACTATCTCAATATTTAAAGCATTCAATTTACTTGGATTGTTTACCATTAGCTTCCAAAATACCTGTTCTTTTTTGATGCTAACTTCTTCAGCGATTTTCCTTTGAACTCCTATAAGAATACAACTCTTCGTTTGGTTACCCGAATTTCCTGAACCAGTAAATAATATTTTATCTAGAGCTGGGGTCTGGACAAAACATCCTGACTTACTTAATAAACCAAGATACTTATCGCATACATTGTGTTGCTGTACATCGAGGTCATCGTTTAAAAAAAGAGTATCTATGAAGTGTTGATCAAGCACTATGGCTCGACCAACCTTAGTTTTGGAAAACTCTTTGATTGCTACCTTGTGTTGCTTGTGCAAGTAAGGACTGCCAATATCATTGACATGGATTTCTTCTTCAGAACTCCCAGTCATAATCGTCATGTAAGACTTCTTCTTCTGCATATCTATTACTCAATGGGTCAAAAGTTAAACTGGTGTTCCCTGTTTTGCCACACCATGCCCACCTTTGTTTCCAACAATGTATCTCTACATTACTTTCCCCTCGATAAACTGTCAATCCTGTATCACATTTAGAGAACCAAGCATTGCTTCCACTGATGTCATTCCCAGTGCATACATTCTTCTTGCCATCCCTGATAAAAGGTTTTGTGGGATGGGCAATAAAAAAGCAAAGTACATCAAATTTCTTACAGAACAACTGAACTTTAGTAAGCATTTCAGAGATAGCATCTGTGACTAAACCTTGGTGATTGGATTGGATAAAATTGAATGGGTCTATGACAAGTATCTTTATGCCATATCTCATGACTGCATCTGCTCCTTTTTCTAGTACCCTTTCAATCGTTGGCATACCTCCGTCTTGGTAATCTTGGAATAGAAAATGCTCATTGATAAAGTGTTGCGAGAAGTCTTTTTCTTCTTGGGTCATTCTTGCATTGTGACCTTCAAAGAAAGGTTTACCAATGAAGCACTGAGCCAACTGAATTGAATGTAATGTTGGCGGCTTTTCAAAAGAACAGTAGTTTGTTTTCCAACCATAATTCTTAGCTACATTTACACATAACTGGTCAACAAAAGCTGACTTACCATCTGACGGATAGCCTGTAATCACTGCGAGATAACCTGTTTGTAAATTAAATAACTGGTCAACCTGTGCAAAACCTGTGCTTACTCCCTTGGGATAGCCTTGATCATACAAAGTTTGGAACTCTTTATCGTAAAAGTCTATGTTGTTTAATCCATGCAAAGGAACAGGCTGTGCATTTAATACCTGTTGCCTGACAGTTTTTGCATCTGTTTCTATTAATAGATCGTTAGCATCCTTGTTGCCTAGAAAATCCACCTTATAACATCTAGCCTTATTGAGTCTGCGAGATAACTCCTGTGCTAAAGCATCCCCACTTTCATCCATATCAGTAGCCAAGATAATCCTTTCGATTCCCTCGAACTTGGCTCTCTCATTCCACACATACTTAAACCTACCCTCTTCATTGGGGTCAACCTTCTTGTCATCTGCTACTTTGTTTGGTGCACCATTGGGTACTGAATAGACCTCTATGTTTGAGTGATCTTTAAAGGCTTCTTTAATAGCAAGTACATCCATCTCGCCTTCTGTTATGACCAAGGTTGATTCAACTGTTGGCAAATCCTTTCTGTGATTCTGCTTACCCCACAACTTAACTGCGTTGTTATCCCACCAAAAGGATTTCTCACCATTGGCTGTTCTCCATTTGACTGCGACAGTGTTTGTTCCCTCGGCAAAAGTAAAACCTATGACTGGTAAATTATTTTTTTCAGCCAAGACGCAACCAGAACTTTCTGCTACCTCCTGACTTATTCCTCGTGCCAATAACCATTGAGCAGTCTTATCTGATTTAGTCTCTTTGGGTAGATTGATTGGTTTGTTTTCTTTCTTTGGTGGTGTTTTGACTATAGACATTTTTGCTCCTTGCTTGATTGGGTATGCACCATTTAAACCACAATGATGGCAATTATAAACGATGGTTTCTGAATTAATATTGACACTAAAAGGGGTGTCTGTTCTGTTCTTGCTTCTGTTATTTTGACAACTTGGGCAAGTGATTTTGTATTGACCTTCACCTTGACCACCTGTTTTAGAGTTTTGATTTATATGACCTCTAATATCATTTACTTCTTGACTTTGCATAAGACCTCCCTTATGTTGCTGTTTATACTTACTACTTTTAGTAGTTACCTATTAAAAAAAAACTTACTAGGTATATAGATACCTACTAAGTAATGTTTTTCTTCCTCACAGTACCAATCTCTTTAGCCATATCATCAGCTAACTTCTTTCTAGATAACACTGGGTATGCACTTAAACTTCCAACTGCACCTCTAACCATATCTGAATCGATTTGATTGCGTTGTGCTAGTTTTTTGAAATCACCTGATATAAAATAACCAAGTGCTTTACTTGAAACATCAATGTTTTTATTTCCACAATCTCGAACTGCTTGTTTGAGAATCATGAGATCAATTTTTGTTTCATCGTTCAAATCCATTCCCAAATATTAATCCATTCCATCGTACTAATCAAGTGTTCATCTGCTTATAAACAAATTAACATCATCTCTCTTGATAAAATCTAATTAGTCTATATAATTTATTCATAACCATCTACTAAGGAAAAAATATGAAATGGAATAACGAAGAAATAACCAACCCAAACCACCTAGCAAGAACCATGATTTTAAATGTCTTGATTAGTCTTGAAGATCAAGTGCATAAAGAAATGTTTGGTGGTCTTGATATAAGAAGCGATATCGCTAAAAGAATATTAAAGGAACATCAAAACTTTGAGGTAAGTGATTTTGAAGCTGAGGTTTTATTAAAGAACATATCATTTGAGATAGCCAAAGTCATTGGCAAATTAGAAAATCAAACAGGCATACATACAGGACTTGTCCAAAGAAATAATGCAGGTTATGTAGATAAGCAGTCTTACAAAATTTAATAGGAGATCATATGGAGTTTGAAATTAAGAAAGGTATACCGCTACCAAGATCGGCAGGTAAACCAAGAAAGTACGACTTACCTTTAGAGGACTTAAAGGTAGATGACAGTATCGTTGTACCACTACCTAAAACTAAAATAAACCAAGAACAAAAAATCATTAGGAACTTTGTGTTGCGATTCACTTATAAGAATCCTAACAAGAAGTTTACTGTTAGACAGTTAGCTGATGGCATAGGTATATGGAGAATCAAGTAATGGAAGCACAGATCAAACTCACTAAGACAATGTTAGACAAAGCAATCATAGATGCTAACAACAGTGTAAGAGAGTTTGTTAAGTCTTATGGCGTTGACTTTAATAAGATGAAGTCAGGCGATAGAGCCACACTAGAAGCTAAGTTTATTGATGGCACTGAGACTGTTATTAATCTATATAGAACCAACAATGCTAGAGCAGATAGAAGAGTATCTATTAAAGGTATCAAGGCTAAAGCTGAAGTTGGAAATACAGTGATATTTAAAACAAAGAACTATCCCTATCAAGTGGGGAGTGGAATACAAATTGAAATACACTAACAATCAGAATATACCTGATGAGATAATCAGGGCGGTGCATAACGATAGTTATTCTAAAGGTGCTTCTACTATGTCAGTTACTGGTTTACTTGCTCCTCCTCGCATTAGACTACTTAAAGAGGAGCATGACTCTGAGATCAGTGTGGATGTCTCTAACGAGATTTGGAAGCTACTAGGTCAAAGTGTTCACACTATCCTTGAGAGAGCCAATGAGGGCAACGAGGACACCATTACAGAAGAGAGGATGTTCGCCAAGGTTAATGGTTGGACTATCAGTGGTCAGACTGATTCAATCTCTTTAGGCACTAACACTCTTAAAGATTACAAAGTTACTTCTGTGTGGTCAGTTATGTCTGCAATGAAAGATGGGAAGATAGAGTGGGAACAACAGCTTAATTGCTACGATTGGTTGCTCCGTCAGAACTACCCAGAAATTACTATTGACCAGTTAAATATAATTACGATCAATCGAGACTGGAGCAAAAACCAAATGCTGAGAAGTGGGGATGGTTATCCTAAGTCACCAGTCAGTGTCATTCCCATTGTCAAATGGAG